CTCTCGGAATAGATCCCGGCACCATCGACCCCGGGTCGCTCCAAATCGACCTGATCAACCCTGATGGCGCACCCACGATGTTGCGCTTCACCATCCACTTCACCATCGACACACCCACACTGCAGGCGCTCATCACCGATGCGCTCCCAGTGCAGAGCGCCCCGCAATCCAAGTAACACCTCCTCAATCCCCAAGGAGTCAGAAATGAATGAAGTCAGAACCTTGCTCAACCGACAGCGGAAGCTGCTCCGTGAGCTCGAAACTATCCGACGTCAACTTGTGCACATCGATAGCGTTACGAAGCGCGAATTGATCTCGTACGGCGACTCGGATGCAATCCCCTTGATCAAGCTCGATTTCTCGGCCCGCGTCCAAAACGCTCTCCGACGCGAGGGGATCACGAACGTTGGCGAACTCTGTGCCTATTCCGAGTTCGAACTGCTAGAGATTCGAAACTTCGGCCAGCATTCGCTTGATGAGGTGAAGGATGCGCTGTTTAGTCTCGGGCGTGAACCCAAGGAGCGCGAGTTCACGCCGCTGATAGATGCGGTCACGTTCTCGGACGAAGAGCTAGATGCCGGAACGGCCGCCACGCTCGCATGGGCACGAGACTTCCATGCACGCGAGAAAGCGCTCCACTCCTAAACCACGAGGCTTCTGCCTCTCCGTAAAGTGACCTGGCGTCACTGATGAGGTGACGACAGATGTCCCGAGGTGTCCCGGTCAACGCGGAAACGCGCGCAGAAGCCCTCCGGCTGTTCGATGAGGGAATCGCCCGCAACGAGATCGCCCGACGGTTGGGCATCTCGACTGGTGTGGTGAGTCGCATCTGCAAGGCGGCTGGTCGTTTGTTCGACCGGGCACAGACTGAGAATGCGACGGCGGCTCGTTCGATCGATCTGGCCGCGATGCGCTTGGAGCTCGCGCAAGAGATGGCGGCGACTGGCCTTGAGCTCCTGAAGACTCGGCACAGCCCGTACCTCGTCTACAGCTTCGGCGGCAAAGAGAACATCTACGCCGAACACACTCTGCCGACACCACCGGTTGAAACGGTGCGCTCGATAGTTGTCACCGCCGGCATCGCGTTCGACAAGGCAACGAAGGTTCTTGAGAAGTCCACCGAAGGCGTGGCCGGCGCACGTTCGTTGCTGCATTCACTTGCTGACGGCTTTGCCGTTGCAGCCGCACAGTACGAGGCGACCGCAACCGATGACGAATAAGCCGCTTCTCTCCCCCAAGCAGATGTGGTCGATTCACAAGGCCAAGTCCAAGAAGATCGCCCTCTGGGTCGGCGCCGTATCGGGTGGCAAAACGATTGCGTCGCTGTTCGCCTTCCTCGATGCCGTAGCTGACGCTAAAGGCTCCGGTGAGATATTCATCATCGGGAAGACGTTGCAGGCCATCGAGCGCAACATCATCCACCCGCTCCAGTCCTACGAGTTGTTCGGCGAACTCGCCTATCAGGTGGTCCACGTCAAAGGCTCCAACGATGCGATGATCTTCGGTCGTCTGGTGTCGCTGGTGGGTGCGAACGATGCCCGCGCCGAGGGTCGAATCCGCGGTGCGACCGCCGAGATCGCGTACGTCGATGAGGCAACGCTGCTCGCCAAGGAATTCTGGGCGATGCTCATCACCCGACTTCGCGTCTCCGGCGCGCGCATGCTCGCGACCACCAACCCGGGCGCATCACAACACTGGCTTCGCACCGACTACATCCTCGACCCCGAAGCCAACAACATGGTTGTCTTCCACTTCACGATGCACGACAACCCCCTGTACTTCGAGGGTGGGGATCCTGGTCCGGCGTACATCGCCGACATGGAGTCGACGTTCGCCGGCTCGAAGATCTTCTACGACCGGTTCATCAAAGGTCTGTGGACCAACGCCGAAGGCGCCATCTACGACAACTGGGACCCCGCGAAACACGTCATCGCCTGGTCGGACATGCCACCGATGTACAGCCTCCTCGGTGTGGCGATGGACTTCGGCACCCAGCACGCCACCTCCATCGGCATCCTCGGGCTCGGGTACGACCGGCGCCTGTACATGGTGGATGAACTCCGCATCGACGTCACCGACACAGCGACCCGCCAGTCACCATCGGTGAAGGCGAAGACCATCGCCGACTGGCTGAAACTCGACCACACACCCGAACGCCAAGGGTTGCGGCCGCTGCGCGTCATCGCATCCACCGACCCAGCCTCCATCGCCCACACCGCGGAGCTGTACCAGTCGCAAGGCATCGCGACCGAGCATGCGGAGAACGCGGTCAGTTACGGCATCGGCCTCATCTCCTCGCTGCTCTCACGCGAGATCGACGGCATCCCCATGCTGCGAGTCTCCGACCGGTGCACCGGAATCATCCAAGAAGCCCCCAGCTACACGTGGGACCCGAAAGCTGCCGAACGAGGCGAAGACGCCCCGATCAAAGCCAACGACGACTCCATGGACATGTGGCGTTACGCCATCGCCACCACCGAGGGTGACTGGCGCGACGAACTGCTGACCATCAACACCCGATTCTGAGGAGAGCACCATGCCGCTGCCCGCCTCCGGACCCAAAACGGTTTGGCCGCCGAAGTCGCTCGAGCGCATCCTCCCCCGGATGGCGCAATGGTCCGCCTGGTACTCGGGCGAACTGGAGGCGTTGCAGATCGCCTATGGTGGCGGCCAGTCGCAGGACTCCACCGGGTTCTTCGCATCCGATCAGGGCGGTTTCAAGGCTGGCGTTGGTCGTCTGCTGCAGCGATGGTTCGTCGCGCAGCGTCCCCTCGGCAACGAACGCAACACGAAGCTCCCCATCCCGATCGCTGCGGAGATGTGCCAAGCATCCGCCGACCTCCTGTTCGCTGACCCGATCACCGTCACGGTGGGGCAGCCGAAGAAGCCGGGCGCCGCCACGGATGCGGACGGGGATGCCGGCGCACCCTCGAAAGCCCCGAACCCAACACAGGATCGCCTCAACGACCTCCTCGACGACTCCTTCCACTCCACGATGGCTGAGGCTGCCGAGTTGTGCGCGGCCCTCGGCGGTGTGTACCTGCGGGTCACATGGGATGACGTCAACTTCCCCGACGGCCCCTTCTCCACCATCAAGGACGCTGACACCGCTATCCCGGAGTTCACGTGGGGTCGCCTGTCGGCGGTGACGTTCTGGTCTGTCATCAAAAAGGATGGCGGGAAGGTGTGGCGTCACCTCGAACGCCACGAAACCGAGAAAGACGCATTCGGTGTCCCGAACGGCAACGGTGTCATCCTCCACGGCCTGTACCTCGGCGACGACGACACCCTCGGCGAATCCCTCCCCCTCGGCATGCTCCCCGAAACCGCGGGGATGGCGGAACACACCGACCTGGCTGGCGTTGAGGGCACCATCGACACCGGCACACCCGGTCTCGCCGTGACCTACATCCCGAACCAGACCCCGAACCGGTCTTGGCGCCGCGACGCGATCGGCCGTCACCTCGGACGCAGCGACCTTGACGGTGTCGAACACCTGATGGACCAGCTCGCCGAAACCATGTCCGACTGGATGCGCGCACGCCGTGCAGCACGAGCCCGCGTGATGATGGCCAAAGACCTGGTCAAGAACGCCGGTCCCGGATCCGGCACAGTCGTCGACCTCGACCAAGAAACCTACATCGACACCGACTTCGCCATGGGCGGTGGCCCTTCGAGCTCACCGACCCTCGCCGACCGTGTGCAGGTACTCCAGCCGACCTTCGATCCGACCCAGTACAAGGTCACCGCCGATGATCTCATCGAACAGATCCTGCAAATGGCTGGCTACAGCATGCAGACGTTCGGTGTGGGTGACAGTGGCACAGTCCGAACCGCCACTGAGATCGAGTCGAAAGAACGCCGCTCGATGATGACGCGTTCGCGGAAGATTCGCGAGTGGACGCCGGCGCTGCTTGAGCACATCACGAAGCTCCTTGAGGTCGACAACGCGTTCTTCGGCGGCAAGAACATCGTCACCGACCTGACCGTCGAATTCACTGACGGGGTGCAGGAGACGCAACTCGCGCTCGCGCAGACCGTTGCCGCCCTGTTCGCAGCCGAATCCGCTTCCCTCGTGGAACGCGTGTCGATCCTTCACCCCGAATGGGACGAAGACCAGATCGCCGCCGAGGTGAAACTCATCCAGACCGAGTTCGCGGCCGCACCCGCGCCGTCGATGGTGCCACCCGACTTCGGCCCGGTAGACAACGAGCCGAACGATGGCCCAGCCGCAACCTGACGATCAGTTCCGCGCCTACCTCGCGGCACTCATCGCCTTGTACGTGCAGGCTGAACAGAACCTCCTCGGCGGCATCTCCGCGATCCTGCGATTCACCACGCCGGACATGATCTCGCAGCTCATGGCGCTGCGGAAGATGCGCCGCCTGGTCGAACGCACCAACCGGGAACTGACGGCCGGTGATGCTGCGTACGCCCGACCCTTGCTGAACGCTGCGCTCACTGCAGGTTCTCGTGATGCGCAGAAGCAGCTCGCCCGCCTCGGCACCGACATTGTGCCCCGACCGCTGCCGTTCGACTTCTCCATCCCGCACGGCGTCCGCTCGCTGAACGCGATCCGCGCCGACCTGCTGTCGCCACTCGAGGATGTCCGCAGGCGCATCACCCGACTCCCGGATGACGTGTACAAGCTGATCTCACCGGCGGCCGCTGGCGGTCAGGTGCTCGGTCACGGCTACACACCATCTCAAGCTCAGGCCTACGCGTGGCGCGCGTTCGTCCGGAACGGTGTCACCGGCTTCACCGATCGCGCAGGCCGCGACTGGTCACTCTCCGCGTACGTGGAGATGTCGGTTCGCACCGCAACGATGCGCGCCTACAACGACTCCCACCTGCAGGTCATGACCGCCGCGGGGATCGACCTGTACACGGTCGATGACGACGGCCATCCATGCCCGCTGTGCTTCCCATGGCAGAACAAGATCCTGTCGGTCGACCCTGACCCGCGCGCTGACGCGACTATCGCCGAAGCGACGGCCGCGGGACTGTTCCACCCGAACTGCAAGCACGTCCTGAACGCCTACATCCCGGCCTACTCGAAGGTGAAAACACCACGCGAGTGGACCGATGAGGATGCCGCCAAGTACAAGCTCACGCAGAAGCAGCGGCGCCTCGAGCTTGATATCCGCAAGGCGAAGAAGCAGCAGGAGTACGCGATCAGCCCATCAACTCGGGCGGACGCTCGCGCGGATGTGCGTGCGGCGCAGGCGCGGATGCGCCAGTTCATCGACGAGTCGGGCCTGTTGCGACATTCCCGTCGCGAGCAGGTCGACCTCGCCGATAGCTACCTGAAACTTCCCGCGTAAACCCCACATCTTGCACGGCATCGTCTAGCGCCCGAAGACACCGCAGGCATGCGGAGGCGCCGGTTGGAATCCGGCTGCCGTGCACCCAGTCCCGCCTGGCGCGGGTAATCCCCAACCCCAACGAGCTTGACGCTCACAAGGAGATACACCCATGTTCCGCAACAAGATCACCGGCTGCACGTACCGTCCGTTTCTTCGCTTCGCCGAAGGAGACGAGGGCGGCGCCGTGGGTGCCGACGCAGCAGCTCTGGCAGCAGCAGGCGTCACGCCGAAACCCGCACCGACAAGCACCACACACGAAGCATCGTCACAGCCAGCATTCGCCGCCCAGCAGGCTCAGGCCGCACAGGCAGCAGCAGCCGCAAGTGGCACCGCCGCAACCGCAGCCGAGAAGGTCGAAGACCTCCCACCGTGGGCGCAGAAGATCATCGCCGACACCCGCAAGGAAGCCGGCGACTACCGCACCGCAGCTAAAACCGCAGCGGATACGGCATCACAAGCCCTCACCGACAAGCTCGCTGTCGCGCTCGGTCTCAAACCGGACGCCGCAACGGATCCTGCGGCCCTCACCGCCTCCCTCACGAAGGCGCAGAAGGACGCAGCGGACGCGGCACGCCAACTCGCCGTTTTCAAGGCGGCGAACGGTATCGCGGACCCAGCCAAGTTGCTGGACCGCACCTCATTCACGACTTCCATCGCCGGGATTGATCCCTCCGATGGCTCGGCGCTCAAGGCAGCTATCGAAGCTGCTGTGGCCGCCGACGCATCTCTCAAGGCAGCCCGGGCGGCTGGCGCGAGTTCGGTCGACACAACCGGCGGGACCGGGGAAACAGGCCAAGTCACAGAAGAGCAACTCGCTCAAATGTCGCCCGAGGAGATCGCTGAGGCCTACGGAAAAGGCCAACTCAAGCATCTCCTCTAACCCTCAAGGAGTAACAAATGTCTTTCGCCAAGTTCAAGCCGGAGATCTGGAGCGCACTGCTCCTCGTCGCCCTGCGCAAGAACCTCGTCTACTCGGTTTTCACGAACCGGGACTACGAAGGTGACGTCGCTAACGCCGGTGACACGGTCCGCATCACCTCGGTCGGTCGCCCCACCATCGGCACCTACGTGCCCGGTGTGACCACCATCGTGCCCGAGCAGGTCGCCGACTCACAGCGCACCCTCGTCATCGACCAGTCGAAGTACTTCTCGGTGTCGATCGACGACGTCGACAAGCGCCAAGCTCTCGGCGGTGTGCTCGCGCAACTGCAGGACGAAGGCGCGTTCGGTTTTGCCGACGTCATCGACCAGTACCTCGCGTCGTTCTACACGTCGATCCAGACCGCGAACCAGCTCGGTTCGATCGCGGTCAACTCGGCCACCACGCCGACCGACGCGTACGACAAGGTCCTCGTGCCGCTGAAGATCAAGCTCGACAAAGCGAACGTCGCGACCCAGGGCCGCAGCGTCGTCGTCACGCCTGAACTTCACGGCTGCCTCCTCCGCGACTCACGTTTCGTGAAGGTCAACGAGGCCGGCACGAGCGAGGGTCTCCGCGAAGGTCTCGTCGGCCGCGCGACCGGTTTCGACATCATGCTCTCGAACAACACCCCGAACACCACGGGTCAGGAGTTCGCGATCATCGGTGGCAACAACCGGGCCATCACGATGGCGGAGCAGCTCAACCAGGTTGAGGCGTACCGACCGCAGTCCTCGTTCTCCGACGCCGTCAAGGGCCTTGTGCTCTACGGCGCGAAGAACGTCCGCCCCGACTCGCTGGCGAGCGCGCTCGTCACCGTCTCCTAAGCCCTCCAGAAAGAAGGCTGAATCATGGCACGCGTAGCGCTTGCTCTCTCGCCCCTGACCCCGAACGGCGCGATCGCCGACCCCGCTGGTACCGCCCTTGTGGCTGGTGCCGGTAACGGTCTCCAGATCGCGGCAACCGGGGCCAACCCGATGATCTACCTCCGCGTCGCAAACGCGTCCGGTAGCACCGCCACCGTCACGGTCCTCGCCGGCATTGCGCCCGACGTAGCCGCGATCTCCGCAGGGCAGGGACCGGTAACGGCCACCGTCCTGACCGCCACCACTCAGTGGATGGGACCGTTTGACACGTCCCGCCTCCAGCAGAACGATGGTTCGCTCATCATCGAGTCCAGCCAGATCGTCACGATCACAGCGTTCTCGATCGACGGCCGCCGCGTCTGATGCCCAAGGAAGACGAGGCCCCGCACGTCTTCATCCGTGGAGAGGGCGGTTCAGTGTTCAAACTGGACCTCCCCCTCCACGAAAGCATCGAAGACAAACTCGCCAAGGGCTACCTCACCCGCGTCGCAAACGCGGACGGTGACCAGTACGTGGAGAAGAAGGACGATCCGAAGATCACCTCCCTCCCCACAGAGCGCCCCGACCTGAAAGCCGGTAAGCCGGCGTGGGTCGGTTGGGCTGTCGCGAACGGCATGACGCCGGACGACGCCGAAGCGCTCACCAAGCAAGACCTGATCGAAAAGTTCCCAGCCAAGTAACACCTGCGGGGCGTCCATCGCGGCGCCCCGCCTCAGCTTCCGGAGGCCCGCATGTCCATGTTCCTTGGGCCCTTCGTCATCCCACCCGCTCTCGCCTCGAGTGCCGACCTGGCCGCATGGACCGGGGCGACCGCGCCCGCGAACGCTGCCGCGCTTCTGCGTTCCGCCACCATCCTCGTGCTGGACGCAACAGAGGGTGCCTACTACAACGCCGACCCGCTGACGGGGCTCGCGACAGACGCGCAGATCAAACAGGCCATGAACGATGCGACCTGCATTCAGGCTGCCGCGTGGGCAGCAATCAGTTACGACCCCCTCGCTGGCGGCATCGTCACCAACACGGTGAAGTCTTCCAAGAAGATCGGGTCCGCCTCCGTCACCATCGAAGGCGCTGCCACTGCGGCCGCATCGCAAGCCGCAGCATCCGGGCAACTCGTGCCCGAAGCGCTAAAGAAGCTGCAGCAGAACAACCTCCTCGGGAACGGGCCGTACAGCCTGTGAGCGCCGACGACGTCTCCGACTTCTACATCCACAGCGCAACCGTGGAAGCGTTCCTCGGCACGAACGGCCTCGGCGTGGATACCTTCTCCGCAGCGGTCAGCGTGCTCGGATTCGCCGACAACTCCCGCAAACTCGTGCGCAATTCGGACGGCGAGCAGGTCATCTCCGAAACCACCTTCTACACGTACCCGTCGTGGGCGTCGTCGTTCGTCCCGAACTCGAGAGTCACCATCGACGGCGCGGTCTCGCGCGTGATCGGTGTCAACTCGAACACTTCCGGGGCCCTCGACCTGCCCGACAACCTCGCCGTCACCCTCACTTAGGAGTCGCCATGGCCGAGTGGTCGAACACGATGGGCGCAGCTTTCGATGAGTTCAATGCGCGCATCGAAGCTCGCATGCCTGCCGCTCTCGCCAAAGGCACCGAGTACCTGAAATCCGTGGTCACACCGCTGGTGCCGATCGAGACCGGGCATCTTGCTGGATCCGGCGGTGTCACAGTCGACGGCAACCAGGCGCAGCTCTACTACCCCGGCCCGTACGCCCTGTACCAGCACGAAGGCGTCTTCTACCGTCACGGCAAGTTCGGCGCACCGCTGCGGCACAACCACGGTGAGTCGTTCTTTCTCGAAGGCCCCGTGCAGCGGGAAGGTCAAACCATCATCCAGATCATCGGTGACGCGTTGCTGGGCGAAGGATGAGCGACACGCAGGACCTCCTTACCGGGGTCGCGACCATGATCTCCGGGGTCGCATCGGACATTCTCTGGACGCCCAACACTGTCGGCGGCGGCATCGCCATGAAGACCATGCCCGACAACCCCGACCGCATCGTCGTGCTGAACGCCATCCCGCAAACCGATGACGCTGTGCTCCCGATGGGTAACTGGATGATCCAGATCGCCGGCCGCGGTGCGCGAGGCAACCCCCTCGACGTCGACGGATTCATGGACGGCATCTTCCTGATCCTGCACGGCGCCACGAACCTCACCTTCGGCGCCCTGCACGTCGCGCAAATGTCGCGCTACTCGTCCATCCCGATGGGCCAGGACGAAGCCGTGCGCAACATCCGGATCGACAAATACTCGCTCGACCTCGACTTCCCCGGCACCGCTGCCCGACCAGCGTCCGGCTTCTGAGCATCCCCTCCCAAGACCGCTGACAAACCGTCAGCGCATAACCCCAGCCCATCGGGTTTGGGGCTCATCACCATGCCCCAACGCCTTAGGAGGCACTCAATGTCAACAACCCTTGCCCGCAAGTTCAAGGTCGACGTCACCGCCGACCTGACCCTTGCCACCGGCTGGCTCGCGCTCAACGGAATCAACGACTTCGACCCGGAGATCGCACCGAACCTCGAAGACACCACCGCGTACGACACCACCGGGTGGGGTACATCGGAGCCGACCTTGCAGGAGTGGACCGCCACGGCGACGTTCTTCCGTCGCCTCGTCGCCGGCGTGTACGACCCCGGCCAGGAACTCGTGCGCAACACTGTCGGCCAGTTCGGCAACGCTGCGCGTGTCGGCATCCGCTGGTACGACCGCAACGGTGGCCCCGAGGCTTACTCGGGCGTCGCCATTCCGGCGTGGAAGCGCGCCAACACGGGTGTGAAGAACGTCGAGCAGGCTACGGCGACCTTCACCGGCACCGACATCCCGCTGAACCTCGGCATCTCCAACCCGTACACCACCGCCTCCGTGCCGGTCATCACCGGCATCACCCCGGCCGGTGTCGCGGTCGGCGGTTCGGTCGCCATTCAGGGCCAGTACTTCACCGGCCTTGTCGCAACGACGGGTGTGAAGTTCAACGCGGTCAACGCTACGAGTTTCGCGGTCATCAACGACGGTCTCGCGATCGCCGTTCTGCCCGCTGGTTCCGCTGGCGCAACCCCGGTGATCCTCACCAACGCCACGGGCGCCTCGACAGCGTTCTCGTACACCCGCGCGTAATCGATCCCGGGCGGCGCGTGTGGGGATGCGCGTCGCCCGGTCATCCCCAACATCCCCGAAAAGGAAATCCCCATGCTCAAGGACTACAAAGAGTTCGACCACGACCTGCTGAAACTGCCGATCAACGGGAAGGTCTACA